TTTGGGACCCCCCTGCAGCCCCCTGGTGTCGCCACCAGGACATGGGATCTAGCTCACCTCTGATGAGCGAAGAAACGAACGTTGCTCGCTACCCCTATTTTTGAAGATCACGGTAGATAAGTGTACCAGTCTCCACGTGGGCGAACCACATGAATTATAAGAACCTCAGGCTCGCCTTCAACGGCGCCGCCTAGTCCGTGAAACCGGAAAGAAAGAAAAGAAAGGAAATTCATCTGAAGTCATCGAAATAATTGGATCAACTACGGGCAGAGGTTTCGGTGGCTCAATAGTCAAAACAGATTTTGGGGGGCCAATGGCAGGAACCTGCTGGTGAATGCTCTGAATACGTTGCAAATCAGTTGCTTCCCTATCCAGAGCTAACGCCAGCTCAGTTGCCAAAGCCACAGCCCCAACTGCTAACATGGCATCAAACCCCCAAGCAAAGGGATCCCAAACTGTTTCAGCCTCGGCCTCTGCATCCAATTCCAACAATGCTTCATCTTGCGCTGCCTGCTCCTCAACTAAATTCAAGTCCTGCTGAGCCTGCATTTGCTCCATGTGATAACTAGCCTCCTCAGGAGACATCTCTGTAGCATCATTAAACCCACTCGTTGCACGAGCAAAAGAGTTATCTACTATAGTTGTCCCACTCTGAAAAGTCCCCTCCTGTACACTCCCAGCCGGCATGGCCACTACTTCCATTACAACCCCTGGGCTGAAGCTATCGGCTCAAGTAATTCAATAATATATGAGGCGTAAAGTTCGCCAGGGACAACAGAAGAAGAAACACCATTATTTCCATAGAAAACACGGCAAGGGATGGCAGTTGGGTCTGCCACAGTGCCCGGGGTAAAAGTTTGCGCTCCCGCACTAACACCACCACCCGAGCTTTGGGTCACACCAGTATCACGAACATAATAATATGGCTCAGCAAACTTGGTACAATCTACATCAACAAATATGTTTGAATCTGCAGTCAACCCAGGAGAAAAGGCTTTGGTCGCATTGATAGCACCACCAAACCAAGCTGGTCCGGCGGCACTATCATCGCTGGCTAAAGTCTGAGCCAAGGATGACGGAGCATTATCCATCCAATCATACGTTACTTGCATCCAAACCTTACCAGTAGTGGTGGTTGGACACGAACCCGAAAAGAAGAACCGCAAAAACCGAAACTGGAACTTGCCAAAATTCTGGGCAAGTCCAGACAACCAAGGGAAACTGGATGCCAGGCCTGGATTTACATAAAACCCCTGGTCCTGAAAAGCAGTATTCCCTGATGGGTATGCGACACACTGTTCAAAGTTCTTAATCAACATCCTACCACCCATCTGGGCAACAGTGGGCAACCCAGACCGAGCTCCCTTATTCATAACTGCACCATAAGCTGATGGTGCTGTCAATGTAGGTATGTACCGAGGTATACGACTTTTCTTATTAGGTGGTCGTTTCAACACCTTAACTTTAACTGATTTCTTTGTCATGTTTGTATTGGATCCCGTAACATAACAAACGGGACTGTTCATCGTAAACTCCCAATGGGTCGGGCCGTGCAGTCTCTCGGCATTCTGGTTAGCACGTAAATATTTACACCCGTAGGAAACGTTTTGGCCGGTTTAAAGTTTACGACCCAATCAAAACCACAAATGAGCAAAGTCGTTGCATCTCCGTTCCAGGACTCCACACCAGTAGGGCGTGTAACCGTCGTAATGCTCTTCAAGCATAATCTGCTGCTGAATACTAACACCAAAGGCTCTCCAAAAAGACAAACGAACCTCGTCTTTACAAACGGAGAATTCATTGGTGACCCCTGCTCTAAGCATCTCTCGTCCCATACCTTCGTCCATATGGTGGTCCCTACCTCGCAAACCTTTACCACCCCTTACAAAGGATTGGTAAAAGTTTTGAAATACAGGGATCCCACCAGTCAACGCAAGTCCGCATTCTCCAACCGCGGTGAGCCACTTACAATAACCCTTCTCACTATCGAGAGGGACAAGGCTCACACAATCCTTAGCAAGGGCGGTGGGGTAATTGCGAACCATAATGTAGCTTGGTCCATACAAATCCACATGATGTAAAACCGGATGAGTCTGGCAAAACTCAATGTGCTCAAACACAAACACAGGAGACTCTACCTTCATGGTGAACCCGAAGTCAAGAAAATACCGACTCAACCCCCTTGTCACCCGAGGCAGATCATCTTGCTCAAAAATAAGAACACAATCATCCCCATTATTAGCCAAACTAAACCTAACACCAATGAACTCCATATATGAATGGACCATAGCACACATTATTAAACAATTGCCTAGAGCAGTATTCATATCACCAGACATACGACACCCATCCACGCGATACCGCAACCTACCATCCTTACAATAACCACTTCCAGAATTATGGATCTGGAAGTTAAGTAGGTGATGGAGCCACGGATCTTTGAAAACAGCATGATAAATTGAATGTTCCCATTTGAGAGCATCAACTGAAACATGTTGATCAAACCTAGAGGCATCAAGTCCCAAAGCAACAGGCTTTGAAAATCTACGCCATTTATGATACAATTTTTTTGCTGATTGTACAGCATTTAGTCCTTTAAAAA